AACTTGCAGGTTGATGGACTAGGAGATCTCGATGGAGATAGCTTAGCAACATCAGGTGCAACTCGTTTCGATAAGTGCGTTAAGCAATACGATACTGATGAAGTGGACTACGGTGCATTCATCAATAAGGCAGTGAACTTCATTCGTCGTACATGGGGAACACCTGCTAAGAGTAAAACTACGGATGACAAGGGAAATGAAATCGTTTCGGAATTCAAATATCGTGATGATTTGATCCATGGTCTTACCACACTCTTAGTTCTTATTGAGATCGGTGTTGATTCCAATGGTAAGGGTCTTTCTACTCAACAAGAGAATGACTTTAAAAACTGGTTAGAGCAGGAGTGTACCAAGAAACCAATTAATTTGTATGTTGGTAACACTGCTGGTGGTAATACTCAGTATAAGATAGCACATAGGTTCTTGCAAGAGTATAATAGTTTTGCAGACTATGCATCTATCCCACACAACTGGGCTCATGAGAATGGTGTCTGGGATGAAGAGGTTCTTCGTGAAAAGTCACCAGGCAAAAGATCTGAGATCTTAGCTAAACCTGAAACACGTAAGGATAGGATAGGTAGGGTTGATGGTAAAACAAAAGGAACCTATCGCACTGCCAATTTCCCACGGTATAATACTGACGACTAGACCAGTAAACAAAGTGGCACATACCCCCTTAACAGGGGGTTTTTTATTGCTATACTACGTACATACACAAAAACATTTTCATTATGCCTTTCGAGAGAAAACTATCAGTCAACTTCGTTGATGAACTTCGTGAAGAGTTTGGTAATGAGATAGATGCCTCTCATGTAAGGAAGTTTGCAAGTGCTCGTGATGTAGCATATCCTACAGTGGCACGTAAGTTAAAATCATACCAAGTTAAGCGTGGGTCTTGGAACCTTACCGTAGAGGAAGGTAGAGAGATTCTAGAGAAAGCAATTGCTAGTCCTACTGTTCTACCTAATGTAGAGCAAGATCTAGTTCCAGCAATTGATGAGACTTATGTGAAGTTCGGTAACTTCACTGATCTTAGTAAGATCATTAAGTCTAAAATATTCTATCCAGCATTCATAACTGGACTGTCTGGTAATGGTAAGACATTCTCTGTAGAGCAAGCATGTGCTCAGGCAGGTAGAGAACTTATCCGAGTAAACATTACTATCGAAACAGATGAAGATGATCTCATTGGTGGCTTCCGTCTTGTTGACGGCGCAACCGTCTGGCACAACGGACCAGTTGTTGAAGCTCTCAACAGAGGGGCTGTCTTGCTCCTTGACGAAATCGACCTTGCCTCAAACAAGATTCTCTGTCTCCAATCCATCCTTGAAGGTAAAGGAGTTTTCCTTAAAAAGATTGGAAAGTACGTCAGACCAGCAGCAGGGTTCAACGTCTTTGCCACCGCAAATACTAAAGGTAAAGGTTCAGACGACGGACGATTTGTTGGAACTAACGTGCTCAACGAAGCCTTTCTTGAAAGATTCCCAGTAACATTTGAGCAAGCGTATCCTACTCCTGCTAACGAGATCAAGATCCTTGATGCTGTATGTGATGAGAAGGAATTCAACAAGCGTCTTGTTGACTGGGCAGACATCATCCGTAAGACCTTCTTTGATGGTGGTATAGATGAGGTTATCAGCACTCGTCGTTTAGTTCACATCGTACAGGCATATAAGATTTTTGGTACTCGTGCCAAGGCAATCACCACTTGTATCAATCGTTTCGATGATGAAACTAAGCAAGCGTTTCAGGAGTTATACGACAAGGTTGACGCGGACGTGGACTTTGAGGTATAATAATGGCATGGTGGTTATTGTATGATGTTTTGAAAGAAATGGAGAATGAAAACAACGTGGACTTCCACGTTAAGGGTGGAATGAGCGATGACACCATCGCCTTCACCAATGGGGTCTACCCAATATATGACCCCAATGTTTCTACCGAGAACATTGAATTGGGAATTGAATCTAACAAGGTTAGGGTCAAGTATGGTGAGGATGAAATCCTCAAGAAAGCTTCTGAGTATATCAGTAGCACATACTCTGGACACTATACCACAGAGGGTTCAAACATTCAGACACTTGATCTTATTGAATCAGTTGGAGATGCAGAATCATTCTGTAGATCTAATGCCATTAAGTATCTAAGTCGCTATGATAAAAAGGGTCGTCCACAACATGACATCCTGAAGGCAATACACTATTGTGTGTTACTATATCATTTCACATCCAAGCCAACCGATACGGAGACCTCAACCCCTTATGAAACTTTCTAAAAGCACACTTGACATACTGAAGAACTATTCCAATATTAATCAGTCAATATGCTTCAAGAAGGGTACTGAGTTATCAACACTTTCTATCCAGAAGAACATACTTGCTAGATCTGTAGTGGAAGAAGCATTCCCAAGAGACTTTGCGATCTATGATCTGAGTGAGTTTCTATCTGGTCTTACATTATTTGAAGATCCTGAGTTTGATTTCACTAACCAAAGCTTTGTTACTATAAAGGATAGGAGGAATACATCTAAGTATTTCTTTGCTGATCCTTCTACAATTGTAACACCACCAGAGAATCGTGTAGAACTTCCTAGTAAGGATGTTTCTTTCACAGTAGCATGGTCGGATCTATCTAATATAATTAAAGCTGCTGCCATCTATCAGATAGAGGACTTGGCAGTCGTTGGTGATGGATCTGAGATCAGACTTGTTGTTCGTGACAAGAAGAATGATACATCAAATACCTATGCGGTTAATGTAGGTGACACTGATGTAGAGTTCTGCTTCAACTTCAAGGTTGAGAACCTCAAGTTGATACCAGGTGATTATCAGGTTACAATCAGTAAGCAGAATGCATCTCTCTTTAGGGATGTGAACAGAGACCTAGAGTATCTTATCGCACTGGAGCCAGATAGTAAGTATGAAGGATGATTTTCTGTGGGTGGAGAAGTACCGCCCACAAACCATTGAGGAATGTATTCTACCATCCGATACCAAGAGTACATTTCAATCTTTTGTTAACAATGGAGAGATACCTAATCTCCTGCTCTGTGGTACTGCTGGTATAGGCAAGACCACTGTAGCGAAAGCACTATGTAAACAACTAGGAGTAGATTCTTATGTCATTAATGGATCAGATGAGGGAAGGTTTCTTGATACAGTTCGGAATAGTGCCAAGAGCTTTGCGTCTACCGTATCTCTCACAAGTAGCTCGAGACACAAGGTTATCATCATCGACGAGGCAGACAATACCACTCCCGACGTACAACTCCTTCTTAGAGCGAGTATTGAGGAGTTCTCCAGAAACTGCAGATTCATTTTTACCTGCAATTTCAAGAACAAAATCATTGAACCACTCCACTCCAGAACAACAGTAATTGATTGTAATGTCAGAGGTAAAAACAAACAGTCCCTCGCTGCTAAGTTCTTTGAGCGATGCCGTGAGATTCTCACCAAAGAAGGAGTTACCTTTAATGACAAGGTTGTTGCCGAGGTTATACAAAAGTATTTCCCAGACTTCCGACGTACCCTTAACGAATTGCAGCGGTATAGCTCCACGGGATCAATCGATACGGGCATCTTGGCAGTCCTCAACGATGTTAAACTCGGAGAGTTAGTTGGAGCATTGAAGGGTAAGGAGTTTGGTGTGGCACGTAAGTGGGTCAATAGTAATCTTGACAATGATCCTAATGCTATACTAAGGACAGTGTATGATAGTTTGTATGATGCACTTAAACCTTCTAGTATACCTCAGGCAGTTTTGATTATTGCGAAATACCAATATCAATCTGCGTTCGTTGCTGATCAAGAGATAAATCTATTAGCAGCACTGACTGAGATTATGGTAGAATGCGAATTCAAATGAAAAAACTTTGGAAATGGATTAAGAAATGGATCGATTTGTCACACCCAAAACCATGGGGGAAAAGAAACTAATGAAGAAGAAACAAAGACATCAAGTTAAATCAAGATTTTATTATATCTTCTGGGGTGCTGCTACCATATCGGTATTTGCTGGTCAAATGTATGTTGGTACAGGTTATCGTAGCATGTCGGAATCTATTAACAGACTTGTTGATCAAATTGAAACTCCGAGGTTTTATTAATGTCGATGAAAGGATTGAAGACCCCTCTACGCTATCCAGGTGGTAAGTCTAGGGCAGTCTCCAAACTAATTCAGTGGTTGCCTAGTCGAGAGATCACAGAGTATCGTGAACCCTTCTTAGGGGGTGGTAGTGTGGCTCTGGAGATGACTAAGAGACTACCAGAAGAGATACCTATCTGGGTTAATGATCTCTATGAACCATTGTTTAACTTCTGGGTTCAGTTAAGAGATGAGAGTGAGTACCTACATAGAGAGCTTGTCAGTGTCAAGAAAGAATATGATACTCAGGATAAAGCAAGAGTATTGTTCAATGAAGCAAAGGAGAAATTAAATGAAAGTAACACCGATAACAAAGATCGAGCGTTATATTTTTATATTATTAATAAGTGCTCTTTCAGTGGCCTTACTGAATCGTCCTCGTTCTCAAGACAAGCATCAGATTCCAACTTCTCAATGCGTGGCATCGAAAAGTTACCCGCTTATTCAGAACTCATCCAGCGATGGGTTATTACAAATGAATCCTATGAGCAGCTTCGATCCAACGACACCTTAACATTCATCTATGCGGATCCCCCGTATGATATTAAGGATCATCTTTATGGTCATAAGGGAGATAAGCATAGAGGATTTGATCATGAAAGATTCGCTGATGTCATGGACGATTGCTTATGCAATGTTATGATATCATATAATGATCACCCTGATATCGTTATGAGATATCTTGAATGGTGTCAGTATGATTTTGCTCATACCTATACCATGCGATCCACTGGTGATTACATGAAGGATCAGAACAAACGACGTGAATTAGTACTAACAAATTATGGGAAGTTTAGGGGTTCGTGTACGCCCGACAGGGACCGTGCAGCTGTATCACACACGTAGAGGTGTGATAGCATCCTTTTGTAGTGGTGCTCAGTCAGCAGTTATCCAGGGTAATGAGATACACATTACTCTGAAGAGTGGTACAATAGTAATCTATGAAGTTAACCCGTCTGGAACGGGTGTACGTGGTCCTGTGAGGACTTTTACATGAAGTATGAACTCAAAGACTGGCTTAATTCAATTAACTACAATAAACAGGATCTCATTCGTGATGACCCTGATGCGATATCTTCTTACCCTGCTTATATCGTTAATAGATGCTTGTCTGGTACTGTTGATAGCATTCTATTTTCTAATGAGATGAATATGAATGCACATCTTGATAAAGATATGCAGTATTCTTTTTTTCTAAATACATTGAGGAAACGGAAACGTTTCTCTCCTTGGTTGAAGAAAGAACAGATTGAGAATCTGGATCTGGTCAAAAAACACTATGGTTATAGTAACGAAAAAGCGAAGGTCGCATTATCTCTTCTTACCAAATCTCAAATTGAATCATTACGACATAAACATGACATGGGAGGAAGAAAATGACAGCGATCTCAGAAGAGGTTAAGTGGACCGCTGATAGTATGGTAGAAGTTGGGTTGAAAGAACCCGATGACTTCCTTAAGGTAAGAGAAACATTAACACGTATCGGTGTAGCTTCTAGGAAAGAGAAGAAACTATATCAGTCTTGCCATATTCTACATAAGCAAGGTAGGTACTACATAGTACACTTTAAAGAATTGTTTGCTCTTGATGGTAAGAAAGCAAACCTAAGCATCAATGATGTACAGAGAAGAAATCGTATCGTTCAGTTACTTAGTGATTGGGGATTGGTTTCTATCACAGCCAAAGAAAGTATTGTTGATGTAGCACCCCTAAGTCAGATCAAAGTTCTCGCTTATAAAGAGAAGGGAGAATGGACTCTGGAGAGTAAGTACAACATAGGGAAGAAGAAAGAGGATTAACCGAATCAGTTTTGACGGTATTCAACACTGACTCTTTAAAGCATTTGTGTTTAAATAGTAATGATCGCCTTCGGGGATCACACAACACAAACTCGCTTATTTAAGGAGCTACTAAGATGACTAATCTAGCACGATTTCATGCTGCAAACCTTCCAGAATTGATGGAGAGGATCGCTAAGAACAGCATAGGAATGGATGAATACCTCAACAGATTCTGGGATGGTGTAGACACCTCTTCAAACTACCCGCCATATAATATAGTTGAAGTAAGTAATGTCGAATCGAGACTCGAAGTCGCCCTTGCGGGGTTTAAGAAAGATGAAGTATCCGTCTATACGGAGTTTGGAAAACTACATGTACAAGGCAAAAAAGAAGAATCAGAGAATGATGGAACGTTTAGACATAAAGGATTGGCCAACAGGTCTTTCGATAGGATCTGGACAATCTCAGATGATACCGAAGTACGAAAAGTTGAATTCTCCGACGGATTGTTGGTGGTACAATTAGGTAAAGTAGTACCTGATCATCACACACGTAAGGATTATATCTAACCTACATAGGGGGATTGACAAATGTTGATCCCCCTATTATAATATAACTAAAACTACTACAGACATGGCTAAAAAGGAACCGATCAATATTACCCCTAAAGAAAATAATGCCACTGTTATCAATTCTGAGAGGGTTAAGGTAATTATCTTAACAGACGGCACCAATGTTATTGCCGACTTGCAAGAAGCAGTTGATAAGGAAACTAATCAAAGACAAGCATACATATTCAACTATCCATATCAGGTAGAGTATCAGAAACCAAAGGTAGAGGGTACTGGAATTGTAGAAGACCCAGAAGTGAGGGTTAATTATTCTCCTTGGTGTCCTCTCACAGTGGAGAATAGAATCCCTGTTAACCCTAGTGTGGTCGTTACTATACTAGAACCAGTTCCTAGCCTACGTGATACATACATTAAAAATGTACAAGCAATGGGTGGTAATGTAGAATGAGTATCAAACTATTATTATTAAAGTCTGGTGAGGAGGTAATAACTGAAGCTAAAGAGATACTAGATCCCGAAACTAAAGACCCAGTAGGGTTTCATTTACACAAACCTTTCAGAGTAGATATTGTATCTAACGAAGAACAAGGTGTGGTACTTGACAGGAAGAAGGGTTATCAAGTATCATGGTTTCCATGGGCACCTTTGAGTAAGGATAGAGATTTCTATCTACCTGGCCACCATGTATTGACAGCATACGATCCTTTAGATTCTATTGCTGAACAGTATTTGCTTGCTATCAAAGAGGAAAATTATGAAAAGAACTTCAAAGCTCATGAGGATACCATAGCAGGTATTCAAGATGAAGATCTTGACATGGAACAATTATTTAAAGAAGCTGAACAGCTATTGGAGGAAGAGCATGGAGACGATGGTAATCATCCTGAGGTCGGGGATACACCTGATCAGTCAGGTGGAACAACTGGAGGAGGAACCGAATTGCCACCTACAGGATCCGTACCTAATCAGGGATGACGGCACACTGGAGCCATGGCCCAGTTGGACAACTGACACAGATGTCTTGATTTATTCTGAAACTCTTGCTACAATAGTAGAACCTACGGAGACTATCCGTAAGAAATATGAGTTAGTCACTAAAGCATGAGTTTCTATACCAATGTTCAGATGGTCGGGGATAACCTGCTTTATCTGGGATACGAGAACGGACAACGTATCCAGAGAAAGTTCAAGTTTTCTCCGACCCTTTTTGTCGTTACTGACAAGAAGACTAAGCATAGAACATTAGATGGTAGATACGCCAAACCTATTAAGTTTGAATCTATAAGAGAAGCAAGAGCATTTAGAGAAAAGTATCGTGATGTAGAAAATTTTGAGGTTCATGGGTATGACAGGTATCTCTATCAATTCATATCGAAAGAGTTCCCGAAAGAAGTTGACTATGACCTTAAGAGTCTTAAGGTTACATCTCTTGATATCGAGGTGGCATGTGAAAATGGCTTTCCTAACGTGCAGGAATGCGCGGAACCTCTTCTTAGCATTACAGTCCAAGACTATATCAGCCGTAAGATCAAAGTATGGGGTACCAAACCTTACAGGACGGATCGCAAGGACGTTGAATATATCTTATGTGACGGCGAGGAACATTTGCTCCGTAGTTTTCTTCACTATTGGACTACTAATTTCCCAGATATTCTCACGGGGTGGAATGTAGAACTGTATGACGTACCATACATCTGTGGACGTATGGAACGGTTGTTTGGTGAGAAGGAGATGAAGCAGATGTCTCCATGGGGCATCGTTCATCGTGAAGAGATGGAGATCAAAGGTCGCCAACAGATCATATACAACATGTTTGGTATAAATGTTGTAGACTATCTTGATTTGTATAAGAAGTTCACCTATACTAATCAAGAATCATACAGACTAGACCACATAGCACTTGTGGAACTAGGTCAACAGAAGTTAGATCACAGTGAATTTGAGAACTTTAAAGAGTTCTATACTCGTGACTGGCAGAAGTTTATTGACTATAACATCAAGGACGTGGAACTTGTTTCACAACTTGAGGATAAGATGAAACTTATCGAACTTGCTATTGCTCTAGCATATGATGCTAAGGTTAATATCAGGGATGTTTATTTTCAGGTGAGGATGTGGGACACCATCATCTATAATTTCCTTAAGGATAAAGGATTGGTTGTCCCACCAGCAAAACGATCAGACAAAGACACAAAGTATGCAGGAGCCTATGTCAAGGAACCGAAACCAGGACGCTATAATTGGGTTGTCAATTTTGACCTCAACAGTCTTTATCCTCATCTTATTATGCAATATAATATCTCCCCAGAGACGCTCGTGGACACAAGACACCCAACCGCTACGGTTGCTGGACTCCTCAAGAAGCAGATAGATATTAAGGGGGAATATTGTGTAGCACCTAATGGTGCACAGTATCGTAAGGACATTCTGGGATTCCTACCAGAAATAATGCAGAAGATCTATGATGAACGCACGTTATATAAGAAGAAAATGCTTCAAGCGAAGCGGGATTATGAGAATGAGCCAAGTTCCAAACTACAAAAGGATATTAGTAAATTCAATAACATCCAAATGGCTCGAAAGATCCAACTCAACTCGGCTTATGGTGCCATTGGAAATCAATACTTTAGATATTACAATCTGGCTAACGCTGAGGCGATTACTTTTGGTGGGCAGTTTAGCATCCGCTGGATCGAAAATAAAGTAAACGAGTATCTAAATAGGATACTCAAAACTGATGGAGAAGATTATGTTATTGCTAGTGATACTGATTCTATCTACCTCAACATGGGTCCTCTGGTCGAGACTGTATACGAGGGAAGAGAGAAAACTGATGAAAGCGTTGTCACGTTCCTTAATAAGGTCAGTGAAATGGAACTTGAGCCTTATATTGAAAGTTCTTATCAAGAACTGGCCGACTACGTAAACGCATACGATCAGAAGATGTTCATGAAGCGTGAGAACATCGCTTCTAGTGGTATTTGGACAGCAAAAAAGAGGTATATCCTTAACGTATGGGATTCTGAGGGTGTAAGATATAAGGAACCCAAGCTCAAGATCATGGGTCTTGAAGCAGTGAAGTCTTCTACTCCTATGCCATGTCGTACTGCCATTAAACAGGCACTAAAGATCATGGTGACGGGTACAGAAGAGGAACTTATATCTTTTATAGATACCTTCAGGAATGAGTTTGACTCATTACCACCTGAGGACATAGCATTTCCAAGGTCAGTCAATGGCTTACGCAAATTCAAAGCGTCAGGAACCGTGTATTCAAAGGGCACCCCTCTACATGTTCGTGGAACTTTGCTTTATAATTTTCATATCGCAAAGAACAACCTCGAATACAAATATCCGATAGTTCAAGAGGGTGAGAAGATCAAGTATCTGTACTTAAGAGTTCCCAACAAAATAAATGAAAATGTAATTTCTTTCCTTAACACATTCCCTAAAGAATTGGGACTGGAGGGGCAGATAGATCGTGATGCCCAATTTAAAAAATCTTTCTTAGACCCTTTACAAATCATCACTAAGGTGATAGGATGGGAAACAGAGAAAGTACCTAACCTTGAATTTTTATTCGGATGACTTCATCATTTTTACAAGATATAATAAAGGACATTGACAATGAATATGCTGGTCTCCTTTCTGAAGGTGGCGTGGGAGACATTGAATCTTTCGTTGACACTGGTTCTTATATTTTTAATGCTCTCTGTAGCGGTTCAATCTATGGAGGTGTTCCAAGCAATAAGATCACTGCCTTAGCAGGTGAATCTGGTACTGGTAAGACCTTCTTTTGTATGGGTATTGTCCAGAACTACCTAAGAGAGAACCCCGATGCTGGTGTAGTTTACTTTGAGAGTGAAGCTGCAGTCACCAAACAGATGATTGATGACCGTGGCATCGATGGATCACGTATGATCTTGGTACCTGTTACTACAGTTCAGGAATTCAGGACACAAGCAATACAAATTCTTGACAAATACTTAAGTCAAGATAAAGAAAAGCGCAAACCTATGATGTTTGTGCTAGACTCATTAGGAATGCTTTCAACTTCCAAAGAACTAGCAGACAGTGCAGAGGGTAAAGATACCCGTGACATGACTAGAGCACAGGTAGTTAAAGCAATCTTTAGAATACTCACCCTAAAATTAGGAAAAGCCAATGTCCCCCTACTTGTCACAAATCACACCTATGATGTTGTCGGTGCTTACGTTCCCACAAAGGAAATGGGTGGGGGTAGCGGTCTTAAGTATGCTGCTTCTACGATCATATACCTCTCGAAAAAGAAAGAGAAAGACGGTAAAGATGTCATCGGAAATATTGTCAAAGCTAAGGCAGCAAAGTCTCGTTTGACAGTAGAAAATTCACAAGTAGAAACGAGGTTGTACTATGATTCTAGAGGTCTCGATAGATACTATGGACTCTTGGAACTTGGTGAGAAGTACGGGGTTTTCACTCGTAAAGGTAACCGCATTGTTGTCGATGATAGCTCCGTTTATCCTTCTGCTATCCTTAAAGATCCCGAAAAATACTTCACCAAAGAAATAATGGAGAAGATTGATTGGGCTGCTAGTCAAGAGTACAAATATGGTACGGAGAAAAACTAATGTTTACAGGAATAACACCACCCTCTCTTGATATTGAGGACTATAAGACCGCACCTAAGGGTAAGGGTCAGTCTGATGTAAAGGTACTCTTTCCTTCTCTTGTTTTTGAACAGAAGATTGAAGGGTATGCTGGTTTAGAGGATGAAATTGTTGGATATTGCTATGGTGAGAGGGGTAGAGATCCCGAAGGATCCATACAATCTAATGTTAATGGTTGGCAGTCCAAATCTGATTATCATTTAAAGGAATCTACTCTATTAGAAGCACTTTCAAGAGGACTAGGTTCTATTGGTGGTTTCCGAGACGGATATGGTTTGAGATTATTATCCATGTGGATTAATATTAATCCTACAGGAGCATTCAATAACCCACATGTCCATCCAGGGTGTGATTTTGGTGGAGTTCTATGGATAAAGACTTCACCTGAGTGTGGTAAGATAGAGTTTGAGAATCCCCATTACTTCTCACATCCTAATGTACATGGATATTCCAATGAAATGATAGAAGGTGCAGAATTATTCCCTGCATATGATTTCGTTCCCCGTGTTGGTGAACTGTTGTTGTTCCCTTCTTACCTACGTCATGGTGTACATGTTAATAGGTCTGAAGAGGATAGGATATCATGCTCATTTAATGCTGTTGTTGAGAAAGTATGAGAGACGATCTATTTGCAGTACCTATTAGGAAGTATCATATTGATAACAATGATATATTTCTAGAGGAAACTAAGAAGGCATACTCAAAGAGTAAGTTTGAAGTACCTTCTCCTTTTATTATTGGATTGGATCAGATTCCACCAGATTGTTCACAAAAATATGGTGAACTTTTAGAAGAATTTATGACAGATCTTGGTGTTTATGACACCCATAACGCTGTCATTACAAGTTTTATATTAAAGGTGTTAGAGCAAGGTGAGAGTGTTGATAGAATGGACACCTTACCAAGTCACTATACACTTGTTCACTATGTTGATTGTGGTTCTGAGGACACCTCAGATACTTTTCATCATCCAGCAAGGATGATGCTTAATGCGTTTAGACCTGCAGCTGTTGACGAATGGCAAGATGCTGCTGGACTTTACATAAACAAGGGGGATGTTATAATACATCCATCCTTCATGGAGCACAGTTCTCCTACGAAGAAAGGATCTGGTCAAAGGGTCACCCTCACACTTACAATCGTACTACAACAACGTAATGAACAAGGTAGAAACACTGATATTAAAGAACCTGCTGCTTGATGAGCAGTATGTTCGTAAGACTCTACCGTTTATAAAGGCAGAGTATTTTGCTGACTTCCTTCAACAGAGATTGTATGAGGTAATAAGTAAATATTTCACTGAATATAATGCTATGCCTACCAAAGAGGCATTGGAGATTGAGGTTGAAAGTCTGGAAGGTATTTCAGATGATCAGCATAGTAATGTTGTACAGGTAATAAGAAGTCTTGACAATGAGAAGTCTGATTCTGATTGGATATTAGACACCACTGAGAAATGGTGTAAGGAACGTGCTATATACCTTGCTCTCATGGAGAGCATAAAGATAGCTGAGGGCAACGATGATAAGAAAGCTCCCAGTTCTATACCAACTATCCTATCTGATGCTTTAGCAGTCAGTTTCGATAACAATATCGGACATGATTATCTACAAGACTACGAGGAGAGATACGACTTCTACCATACCACTGAGGAAAAGATACCTTTCGATCTGGAATTCTTCAACAAGATCACAAAAGGTGGACTACCTAATAAAACTCTCAACATTGCTCTTGCAGGTACTGGTGTGGGCAAGTCTTTGTTTATGTGCCATGTTGCTAGTGGTGCTTTGCTCCAGAATAAGAACGTATTGTATGTCACTTTGGAGATGGCTGAAGAGAGGATTGCGGAACGTATTGATGAAAATCTTTTAAACCTTGATAATGAATCTCTTAACCAGTTACCTAAGATGATGTATGAAACTAAGGTACAGAAGCTTGCTGCTAAGACACAAGGTAAATTGATTATTAAGGAGTATCCTACAGCATCAGCACATGCAGGACACTTTAGAGCACTTCTTAATGAGTTAGCATTGAAGAAAGATTTTAGACCTGATATAATATTCATAGACTATCTAAATATATGTGCTTCAAGCAGGTATAGAGCAGGTGGCAATGTCAATTCGTACTCGTATATCAAATCAATTGCGGAAGAGTTGCGTGGTCTTGCGGTTGAAGCGAATGTTCCTATCGTATCCGCTACTCAAACTACTCGCTCTGGCTTTGCTAGTAGTGATGTTGATCTCACTGACACATCTGAGTCCTTTGGTCTTCCTGCTACCGCTGACTTAATGTTTGCTCTTATTTCTACTGAGGAATTAGAACAAATGAATCAGATAATGGTTAAACAGTTAAAGAATAGATACAATGATCCTACTGTTAACAAGAGATTTGTAGTAGGTCTTGACAGATCTAAGATGAGGCTGTATGATGTAGAACAGTCGGCTCAAGATAGTCTCACAGATTCTGGTCAGGATGCTGACATAGACTCAGTTAAAGAGGATCTATCTAAGAAGTTCGCACAGTTAAAAGTATAACTAGACATGACTAAACAACACGTTGATTTTGATAAGTACCTTCATTTCGTGGATGGTGTCACATCCGATTCCAGTAAAGATTTTGTCTATCTTGCTGACCGTTTGGTTGAACTTGACGGAAAGGGTGCCAATATTGAACGTCTTCTTACTAGTGGCGTTGGGATTAACGCTGAAGGTGGTGAGTTCCTTGAGATCATTAAGAAAATGGTATTCCAGGGTAAACCCTGGAACGATGATAACAGAGAGCATCTTATTATTGAGTTGGGTGATGTTATGTGGTATGTGGCACAAGCTTGTATGGCTTTGGACGTATCTTTTGATGAAGTTATAGAGAGGAACGTCAAGAAATTAGAGAGTAGGTATCCAGGTGGTAAGTTCGACGTAACTGATTCGGAAAATCGTGCACCAGGAGACCGCTAGTTACCATCAAGCATTTCCTCTGGTAATATATGAGAAGAAATTACCAGGATTTCTATCAGATATATACAAATCATTTGAAGACCATTCATTTGACAATACTACTGGTAGAATAACAGGTGAACTAGGTGGAAAAGTTTTAGTACACCATGATAAGAGGTTAGAACCTTTCTATCGTGGTGTATCAAGGTGTTTAGATGAGTACCTTGATCAGTTTGCATTCGATAGATCTTTATTTGAGGTTAACATTGTCAAATCTTGGTTCACTATTTGCGATCCTGGACAGAGTGTTCCAGTGCATTATCATTCTTGTTCTCACATCAGCTTTGTTTATTACATTCAAACTCCAGGGGATCCTCTAGTACTACATACTAAGAATCCTAATGAATGGTTCGGTAATGCATTCTCGTTTGTTACAGAGAATAGATTTAACAACGGTGATGGGTATGCTATCACACCTAAACCCGAACATCTGGTTCTATTTCCTAGTCATATTCAACATCATACTACTCCAGACAACAGAGAGCACCAAAGAGTTTCTCTCGTTGGTGATGTCCTTTTAACACTGAAGGAAGGAGTAGTGTCTAAGGAGGCAGGTTTAGTCTCACCTCAGTATTGGAAACAGTTCTAAATA